GACGACACGATGCTCGCCGTGGTCCCCCGCACCGCGACCTTGTACCCGGACGCAAGGCGCCCCGAGCGATGCGGTGCATTCGATGCGGCCTGGGCAATGATCGGCACGCCCGCGCGTTTCAGCGCGAGAGGTATCTCACGGGGCGCGGCACCGGCAGCCTTGCGGACGGCGGCCCGGAACTCGTTGAGCCCTTGGACCGTGACGGTTCCACCGCTAGCCACGTCGCCTCACCTCCGCTTCGCGCATCGCCTGCTCGAGCTGCTCGACCTGCTGATCGTGGTACTCCCCGAGCGCCTGCTGCACCTCGACGGGTGCCTCGAGAATCGCGTTCGGGGCGATGTTCAGGTCCGCTGCTAGGACGGCGACTCGCCAGGCAGCGGAGCCGGGACCGTAGGGTCCAGCGGGCCGTCCAGTCGTTCGAGAGTGATCTCCTCGACCGCCTCAAGAAAGTCCTCGAACCCGCCGACCGGACAATCGCCCCGGGTGAGCGTGCGCCAGGTGAAGTACGCGGTCTGCTCCTCGCGTAGCGTCGGCACCGGGGCCTGGGCGTTGCCTTCGGCGTCGATGTTCCTCGCCTCGCGCTTGAGATCGACGACGGACACGTTGTACAGCCGCTCGAACGCGACGCGATCCGACAGCGCCATGTAGACGCCGACGGCCTCGTGCTTCGTCCCATCGAGCATGATGGCGACCACGCGCATCGACGCCATCACGGCCTCCCCTCGCCGTTGCCGTGCGGCAGGATGATCGAGCCGGGCGCCGGGATCGTTAGGTCCGGCTTCGCCCCGAGTAGGTCGTTGAGGTCGAGGATCAGCCGCCGTTCCTTGTGCGCCTTCGTGATGGCTTCAGCCGCGCGCTTCGGGCGGTCCCCGCCGGATGCCAGCGGTATCTGCAGCCCGAGACCTTGCGCCAGAAGCACCGTCTCCCCGTTCGCGTTGTTGATGCCCATCGCGATCGCAAACACCTGGTCGGTGTTCACCATCGCGGTGCCGTCTTCGTTGAGGATGAACATGATCCCCCCCTGGTTCCCGCGGACTACGAGCCCGCGTAGTTGGTCGCCGCGTCCTGGTTGTGAACGAGCGCCGTGAACTGCGGCGCCGTGATCCCGACCACGGTCGACGTGAGCTCGATCTCGACCGGCCCACCCGCCGGATCGGGGTCGGGGTAATCGCCCTGCCAGGCCATGTTGGATGCGGCGAAGTCGAGGTCGCGTGTCCCGGCCGTGATCGTGAACAGCGTGTGGAACGACCCGTACACCGGCGCGTTCGAGATCGCGGTCGCGGCGCTCGTTCCGGTGATGATCTTCTGCCACAGGTCGGTGTCGGTCGGCATGAGCCGGAGCGTGACGCTGATCTCGTGCAGGCCCGGCCAGACGTCGATCGGTTCGAGTTGCCGGGAGACGCGCACCGGCTCGAGGTGGTTCGCAATCGTGATGGTGCCGCCGGTGATGTCCGCGGTGGCAGGCGTCCCCGAGTTCGTATCGAGCTGGAACACGCCACCCGCCGGGTAGAACGACTGCTGATCCGAGTCATCGGTCGATGGGTTGCCGGAGGTCGTGTAGACGGTGGCGACCGTGCCCATCATCCGCACGCCCATCTCAAGCGGTTCGGCCTGATTCCAGGTGAACGAGAGCTCGTCGACGCGGCAATCCCTGATCTTGTGGTATTCGGTATCGAGCCGGGTAGCCGCGGTGAGGTAGCCGGGGGCCGCGGCCGGGGTGAGCGTGTGCAGGAACGGATCGCCCGCGCCGGTGGTGGCGCGCGCGCCGAGTGCGTTCTCGAGCAGCATGACCACCGAGCGCGGCCATGCCCGCGACACGCAGTCGACCACCCATAGGAATGCCGAACGGTAGGCCGAGGGCGGGAACCGGGTCGCCGTCGTGAGCTCCTCGTACGACTGCTCCATCCCAGCGCTCATCAGCGAGCCCGATCGCAGACCGAACCCGTACTTCCGGGCCGTGGCGAGCGTGCCGAACGACGTCTGCTTGTCGAACGCGAGGACCGCGATCTTCTTGTTCAGCGCCACCTCAAGCCTCCTTGTCCGACGACTTCACTCGTTCGGCGAGGCCGAGCACCTCAAGGTGCTCGAGCGCCTCCCGGTTCGCGTCCTTCGCCTCGTGCACGCCCTGCTTGAACACGGTGTCGTCGCCAAACTGACTCGCCACCGACACGTCTTCCTTGACCCTGAACTTCACGACGACCTCCTCGGTCACGACAGCCATGCCTTGAACTCGACATCGGCGCGGACGAACAGCCCGCGCGCGTTCTCCGCGGGTGCCGCGGCCTTGCGGATACGGGTCAGCGTCGCGTCGAAGACCGACCCCTCGAGTTTCCAGTCGACGCGCAGCGCGATCTCGAGCTCGCCGACCATCGCGAGGATGCGATCACGGGCGGTCGGGTAGTCGGCACCGGGAACCGTGTGCCAGAACCACACCTCGAGCGTCGCCGTCTCGGTCTTCGCCTGCGTGCCCGAGCCGGTGATCTCCCACGTCTGTTCGGACGTGGCCTCCTCACCAATCCACACGTGCTCGGCGGCGAGCTCGTCGCCCGGCCAGCCGTAGGACAGCGGCACGCCCGACAGCGGGTTAGCCGGTAGGGCGGCGCGTGCCTCGAGCAGATGAAACAGTCCGATCTCGGCGGCGGCCAGGCGGGATGTCTGCGGCATTAGGCCAGCATCACGACGCGCCGGTCGAGTAGCACGTCGTCGACGGCGCGGATACCGAACGGCCGAGTCAGTCGTCCACCGAACACCATCGTGCCCGCGTCGGTGATGAGCGAGGTCACGCCCGCCGGGATGCCACCCCCGCCGGACGAATCGGCGAGCATGTTCGACCGGATCGCGGTCAGCGCCGCGTCACGGATATCAGATGGCGCCGCGTCATACCCGTGCTCGTAGATGAGCTCGATGTTTCGGAAGCCGTAGGGGAACGCGGACGGCGCCACGATGTACCCGGCGTCGTACAGGTCCCAGGTCGTTGTCGTCTGGGCTACGCCGTCGAACTTCGCCGAGATGATCGTGCGCGGTCGCGCGTGCAGAATGTCCAGTTTGCGCGAGCCGTTCCCGTCGAGCACATCACGGGCATACCGCGGGACGAACGCCACGCCGCAGAAGTCCTCGGCCCGGTCCTCGAACCACTGACGCGCCTCGGCAAGTTCGGCCGGGGTCTTCGTCGACAGCCCGGACTCGGCCTGCAGGTCGACAAGTGAGACGACGTATCCACCCACGACCTCGACGAACGACGTCTGCCGCTGCACGACGCCGCCGAACGTGCCCTCCCATATGAGCTGGAACCGCTCGAGCACCGACTGCGGCGCGAGCGTGTAGACGTAGTGCCCGGTCGTGCCGTGCGTCGTCGCGGCGTCCGTGGCGAAGATCGACCCGTCGGCGCGGAAGATGTCCACGGTGACCGCGCCGTCGGCGTCGGTCGGCGTCGTGCCGACGTAGAACACCACCTCGGGCTGCGCCCGAGTGTCGCGCAGGACACGCTGAACGGTCATGCGCCCCGCTTCTCACCCGGCGCGGCCGTGGCCTGCTCGACCTTGTCCCACCGGCCGAACGACGTGACCTCCTCGAAGTGCTCCTCGACGCCCGCCTTGCCGAGCTGCTTGAGCAGCTTGTGGCCGGACGGGATGAGCTCGCCCTCGGAGATCGTGATGAACTCGCCCTGGTACTCCACGCCGAACGCGTGCCGGGCCTTGAGGTACGTCTTCGCTGCTGGCATCCTGCCTCCCCTCGGGTGGGGGAGGGCGTGTGCCCTCCCCCCGATTCACCCGGTTGCCCGGTCCTACGTGGTGCCTGTTCCGGCGCGGAACCCGACCGGGTCCAGCACCTTCGATCCGTTCCTCCACCACGCAAACAGACCGCGCTGCCCGGTCGGCATCCCAAAGCCCGTCCCGGCCGTGAGCTGCTGCGTGAGGTTTTGCACGAGCTCGATGTTCATGCCCACCCGGTCGATGATCTTGAACATGGAGAAGTCGCCGAGGAAGATGTCCTTGACGCCGTTCACGATCGTCGCGGGTGCCGTCGAGAGCTCGTTCACGGCGTAGCCGAGCAGACGGAGCCCGGTGTTGCCGTTTCCACCCGAGGATGCCGGAGCGTTCCCCATCAGCTCACCGATGCGGAGCCACAACTGCGCGCCGCCTGCGGTATCGAGCGCCCGGATGATGTTGTACACCGCCCGGTTTGCCACCCACTGAGCACGCGGCCGGAACCGCGGGGCGAGCGCGGCCTCGATCGCGTACAGGTTGGCGGCGGTGACCGTCAGTCCGGTCGACAACGGCGTGGTGCCGGTGACGCCCGTCGACAGGCCGAAGGGGTTCGGCGGCGTGCCGTTACCGGAGAAGAACGCCGTTGCCTCCTCATCGTCCTTTGAATCGGCGAACAGGCGTGCGAGCCCGGCGTCCATGCCGGGCCAGTCGCCCTCGGCCTCGACCGAGAACGGCACGAACGCCTGCACCCGCGAGCAGACGATGGCAGGCTGCGCCAGCGTCGGGGTGTTGTCGGTCGTGACTGCGCCTTCGGCCGCACGGGCCGCGGTGATCGCCGCCGCCGTGGCCCCCCGCCATTCGTTCGCCCCTACGATGGTCTCGACACTCGAGATCGCCCGCAGTGGGTTGACCACCGAGGTCGACACCGGGATCAGCGTCGGGTCGAGGGTGAACGTAATCGGGATGCCGGTCGTCGACAGCGAGAACGCGCGCTGCTCCTCGTTCGTCATCGGCACGCCCGACATCCACTTGCGGAAGGCCGCGCGGTACTGCGGCGAGCCGGTCTTCAGGATGCGCCGGGCGAGCTGCCCGTCGGGCGTGTCGTACTCGTCGAGCAGACGCCCGATGTGCTCGAGCGCCCGCTCCTTCCCAATCTGCTCCGGGAAGTGCGCGAGCTCGATCGCTCGCATTGCCCGGTCGCGGTACTCCATGCGTCCGCGGCTCGGGTCCTCGGGGTTGAACCGGACGTTCGACAGGTCGTAGATGTCCCGTTCCTTGATGCTGGAACGGTCGACCTTGGGTGCCTCCCATGCCGGGGTCACGCGGGCCGGGTCCGACCCGCCGTTCTCGGCGATGTGCTTGAGGTACTTCTCGCGCTTGTCGAGCTCGACGACGCGCTTGTCGATCTCCTCGTTCGTCTCGACGAGCGTGGCGTACCGCTCGCGTGCATCGTCGGGATACGGGAGACCGGCGAACTCGTTCTCCATCGCCGTGAGCTCGGCCTTCACCTCCCCCTGCTTGTTCGTCAGCTCCTCGATGGATCGGAGCTCGTTCAGTTCTGCGACATCCATGCCAGGAACTCCTCTCGTGTGCGGAAGCGCCGCACCTCGATGGGCAGAGGCTTGTCCTCGAGAGGCTTGTCCTCGGCGCCCTTGTGCAGGACTTCTTCGATCATCCGGGCGAGATCACCCGGACGCCTCGCGGCCAGCTCCGCGACGGTCTCTGCGGCTGGCCGAAACTCGTCTGTCAGCGAGCGCACGCCCGCGGTGGCGTTCGCGTAGGCCGGGAATGTCACCGGCCCGACCTCGGGAACCGTGGCCTTGAGGATCGTCCGCTCCGGCAGGCCCTCGGGATTGTGGTCCGAAACCTTGGGCCGGTGCACGATGTCCTCGTCGTCGACGCCGAACCGGAACGACGAGCCATAGGCGCCCGCGCGGAGGCCGTCGACCACGAGCTGCGGCACGCCGGGGAACAGCGGGGCCTCGGCCACGCCGCCATCGGCGTCCTCGCGTGCCGTGACCGGGTGCCCGAGCAGCTTGTCGCCGAGGTCGGGGTCGCGGCCGTGGTTGAACGTGATTCTCGGCGCCTGCGCCGCGAGCGTCTCGGTGAAGGCGCCCGGTGCGATCTGCTCCATGAACCGCCCCTCGAACCACGAGTCGATCTCGGTCCACTCGTTGAAACGCGCGAAGTGCACGACGAGCGTCTGCAACCCGCCCTCGCCCGCCTCGCGGAGCTCGAAGTGCGCCCCGGCCGGGGCCATCGCGCGGTACAGGTCAGCCGTTGGAAACGCGGACGCCTCCTGGGCCTGGATCGTTGCCATGTGCGCCTCCAAGTGTTTGCGGGCCTCCGCGCTGTTCGTCAGCCCTTGGGTCTGCCCGAACCGCTGCAGCGACGCGCGGACGCCTGCGGCGTTCGGTACGGGTGCCTTCGCGAGGTAGTGATGGGGCAGCTTGTGCGACGAGCGGAGCGCCGGATCGCCCGCGGTCTTCCCGGCGCAGACCTTGTTGTAGTCCGCCGCGGTCTGACACTGCGTCATCGCCTTGTTTCCGTCCCACGTGCTGTTATCGACCGCGGCCCGCGTGGCCTGGTCGCCCATGTCTGCCCCCTTCACGTTTGCGTTCAACGCCGCGAGGTGCGCTTTCGCCTTGGCCTTGGTCGGATGACAGCCGACCGCCTTGCCGGTGGCGTCCAGGACGACCGCCCAGCCCGAGCAGTCGGGATGGTCACTGTCCAGGTGCCACGGCATCGGCCGGGGCCTTCCCGTTCGACGGGGCCGCTTCGGGTGGGGCCACGGTCCCTGGCGGCTGCAACTGCACCGAGAACAGGTTCGTGTGCTGCAGCAGCGTGAGGTCGTCGGCGTTGACGGCCGTGACGACCGAGTCGGGACGGAACCCCGCGTCGACGAGCTGCTTGATCGTTGCCGCGTTCTTCCCCAGAATCTCGGCGGCGTCCGCCTGATCCTCCTGCAGGAACGGCACGTCGTTGTCGTCGTACCACAGTCGCGAGTCCGACGGCGTCGGGATGATCGACTCGAACGATCCGGCGATGTTGCGCCAGGTCGGCCGCGCCCACTCGTCACCGAACGCGCGACGGGCCTGGCCGTAGTTCGAGTACGTCGCGGCCTGCAGACCCTCGGATAGACCGACCAGCACCGGCGGAACACCGGCCGCAGCCGCGATCCGCGTCTCGCCTGCGCCCTGGGTCTGCTTGAAATCCATCTGCCGCAGATTCGCGCCGATCACTTCGGCGTCGGCACCGCCGCCCAGGAACAGCGTCTTGTACGCGTTGGCCGCGCCCTCGTGTCCCTGGCGGAACACCGCGACCCATTCCTTGAACTTCTCGGGCGTGAGCGTCGGATCGGCCTTGACCTTGAGGTTCGGCGTGGCCGCCTGCTCGAAGAACGCCAGCTTGTGCGACGTCGCGGCCGTGTCGGCCTTGATCTCGCGCAGCACCGGCGTCAGCCACGACTGCCCGCGCCACGGCGCCAGCGGGTCCGGCACCGGCGCGAAGTGCGCGACCGTCTCCGGCTGCAGGAATCGCGGCTCCTTGCCCGATCCACGACCGCCCGGCTGGTAGATATAGCCCAACACCTCGGCCCCGAGGTCCCAGCCGTTCGCGTTGTCGTCGTCCCGTGACCCCGACAGGATCGTGACCCAATCCGGTCGGAGCACCTGCAGGCGATCCGGGGCAACCCGATAGGTGAACGCGTTGCCGAACAGGTCGGCGTAGACGAGATTCCGCGCGAGCAGGTCGCCGGTGGTGCCGTTCGGCCACGGGTGTTCGAGCAGGTTCAGCGCCGGGGACGACCATAGGTCGCCCGGTCGACCGTTGCGCATCCGCTGGTAGGCGAACCGCGCCTCGGTGAACACCCGCATCCGCACCGCCATGCACGCAAACACGACGGCGTTACTGCCGAACGCGTAGGAGGCCAGGCCAGTCGCGCCGGGTGGCACCTCCTCGCGGTTGCCGGACATCGACGTGTTGACGCCGAGCGCGTACTGCATCCCGAGGTACGTCATCCATTCGCCGAAGTCGAGCGGGTCGTTCGCCCGTTCAGCGCCGACGAACTTCCACCAGCGGTCCATCAGGCCCATGCGATCATCGGCTCCCTCTGCGCGTGCTTGTTGCCCCAGAACGACAGCGTCGCGGCCATGAGCGGGGTGACGTCGGCGACCGACCCCTTGCGGGACCACGCCCATAGATCACCGACCGGCTTCTTCACCGCACCAGCGACGGCCGCATCGAACGCCTGATCCCGCCGGAACACGATCTGCCCCTCGACGATGGCGTCGTACACGGCACCGCAGAGGTGCAACACCTCACGGTTGCCCAGCGGATCGGCGTCCTCGAGGCTGTCGGTCAGCACCCCTGCCGGGCCACCGGCATCGAGAGCGACTTTCACGCCGTGGGCGCGGGTCAACTCGTTGCAACGCTCGGCCACCCAACCGATACCCGCCTTGTGCTCGATGAGTTCGACGACGCCGTTCGAGCCTGCCGCGGTGATCGCCGCCGACGAGCGATCCTCGGCCACGTCGAGGCCGAACCGCAGGGTGCCCTCGGGCTTCGCACCCGGACTGCACACCCGTTCCCATAGATCGGCCGGGATGATGGCGTCGATCCCGGCGGTCGGGCGGTTCCCGTAGGCCCGTTTGAACTCGCCCGCACCCATCGCCAACCGCTCCTGCTCGATCCGTGTCGGCGTGACCGTGTGACCGAGCGCGGGCATGAACGACCACCACGAGTTCCGGTCCTCCGGTTCCCAATCATCCGGCGCCGAATACTCGATGTACGCCATCCCGTGACCGGCGTCCTCGCCCACCGCCCGGCGTCCGGCCTCGACCTTGCGGTTGTAGACCGTCGACGCGGCGGTTCCCGCCGTCGAACAGACCAACAGTTGCGCGTCCTCCCGCGTGATCATCGCGGGCCGGAGGCCCTGCTCGCGTCGATCGTCGACGTCGTGCCAGACCTCGTCCATCACGGCCTGATCGAGCGTCTTCGAGTGGCCCGAGGCCGTCGAGGTCGACAGGATGCGGATGAGCGAGCCGGTCTTCCAGTGGATTGCCTCGTTGCCCATCCCTCGGTTGATCCCACCGGCCGCGACCAGCGGTGCGAGATCGGAGCTCTCGATCAGCGGGAACAGCTCATCGAGCCACTTGTCGCGCGCATCCTTGCCAGTCTGGGCGGTGAACGCCGACCGTTGGGGCCGACCCCACGACAGGCAGCGGTCGATCTGCCAGGTGAGGTAGAGCAGGGTCTTCCCGCTCTGCCGGGGGACCGTGACAAAGACCTCGTTGTACGCGGGCAGCCCCGTCGTCGGGTCGATCTCGCCACCGATGTCCGCCGCCTCACGCTGCCACGGCATGAACGGATGCCCCAACATCTCGGCGACCTGGGCGAGCCGACCGCCGAAGGTGTACCGCTCGGGCCTACGTCTCGTCGTGAACCGGGGCACGCAGTCGGGAGAGGACCGCGTCGATCTCTGCGCCGTCATCACCACTGGCGATCAGCCCCTCCACGGTCTCGCGGTACTCGTGCCACATCTGCGAGTTGTTCGGTCGAACGTCCAGCGAATCGGCCATCGACCGGATCATCTGCACCCGCGCCGCGTCCACGGCCTCGAGTCGCCCAATCCGCTCGAGCTCGGCCAGTGTGCGTTCGGCCGCCAGCCGGTTATCACCATTCGCGGGAGGGTCGCCGGACGGGCTGGCCGGAGACGCGGTCACGGTTGCACCGCGCGCAGCACGCCCGGAGGTTGGCCTCGTCATAGAGCGCACCTCCCATCCGCCACGGGACGATGTGATCGACCTGCGTGGCCCATGTTGTGCACCGCGGGCCCCTGATCTGGCACCGATAGCCGTCCCGCTCGAGCACGTGGAGCCGGACCTCGCGCCATCGGCGGTTGTAGACCTCGCGTGTCGTGCGGGCCACTGACCTCGCGCACCCCCTCTGACCTGGGCTTTTCGCCGCGTGTAAATGTTGAC